TTTAACTTTCGTGATAAAGGTGAAAACAAATGGTTAGAGAAGGCTGCTAAAGAAATGTCAAATAAGATGGAAAGTTTTATTGGTACAGAAATGAAGAAGCGGTTGTGATATAAATGCTAATTAGAGAATTATTACAATATGTTGGGGATAATATAACTGGCCTCACTTATGATAACGTTGGAACAACAGGAAATTTATTTGAAGAAGTATTACCACAAACTCCTGATTTTGCAGTAATGGCAGAATCAACTGGTGGATACCCAAAAGATATGCGGAATACAAAGTACTCGTTAGGAACAGTTAGATTTATTGTGAGAGGCACACAGAATGCAACTCAAGCACGGCAAATAGCAACTGATATAATAACATTAATAGGTAGCTTTGGTAGTGACTACTTTGTGCCTGATGGACTCAGGATAGTTAGTTGTCAAGCAATCCAAGGGTTACCTATTAATATCGGTCGCGATGGAGAAGGAAGACACAGATTTAGTATCAACTTTGACATAGAAATACAGGAGGTGTGACATGAGTTTAGGAAAACAGTTAGCAAGACTATTTGAATTTAAAGTAATTTCTGTGAATGAAATATGGGCAGTTGATACAAGTTATTTGATTAATAATGTTGTATCCAATGACGGAGTATACTATAAATGTATTCAATCTCATACTTCTGCATCCACAAATGAACCTGGAATCGGTGCAGATTGGCAAGATTATTGGCAAGAACTTGACAGTGAGTATCTTCATATAAGTAGTGTGACATCTTTTAGTCCTTCACAAGAAAAGAATGATGCTGATACAACTGATTTTGATAGTGAAGGCTGGATTGAACATATGGTAGCTTCGAGAGGTTTAAGTTTTGAAGTTGAAGGTTATTATATAGAAGATGAAAACAATGGAGTTAGAGATATTGGTCAAGAAAGAGTAGAAGAAATTGGTCAATTAGTTGGAAGTGGATCAACAAGTTTATTTAGAATTATAGATCCGTCAGGAACACCAATAAGTTTTGAAGGTTCTGTAGACGCTCCAATGTTTGGTCAATCAACGGGTGGAGGAAATGATGACCCAGCAGGATGGAGCTTTACGTTAACAATTACTAGTGACCCAAGATTGATATAAAATACAAGGAGGTAGATTAAATTGGCTTTAGGAAAACAATTAGCAAGATTATTTAGCTTTTCGATTGATGATGGAGCTAGTGGAATGGTCGACATAAAAGGAATTACATCTTTTAGTCCGTCACAAGAAAAAAATGATGCAGATCTTACAACTTTTGATAGTGAAGGCTGGATTGAACATATAGTAGCTTCAAGAGGAGTTTCATTTGAGATTGAAGGTTATCATATTGAAGATGAAGAAACTGGTGATAGAGATCCAGGACAAGGACGTATAGAAGAAATTGGTCAACTTGTTGGAAGTGGTAGTGTTGTTCCATTTGAGATGACCTCACCTGGTGGAACTGTAGTTACAATGAATGTATCTGTGGACTCGCCAATGTTCGGACAATCAACGGGTGGCGGTAACGATGACCCTGCAGGCTGGTCTTGCACACTAACAGGAAGTGGAAAACCAACAGTATCATAAAATATAAGGAGTGATTAAATGTCTGATTTAGGTAATTTAACTGAATTTGTAGAAGAAGCAGAAGGTGAAGGAACTAAATTCACTTATAAAGATGTTGACTGTGAGATACCAGCTTCTCCCCCGCTGAAAGCGATGGTAAAAGCTCAAAGTTTAGTTCAATCAGAAGGAGCAGCTGCAGACTTATCACAAACTGATTTAATAGAGATAAATAAATTATTTTTAGGTGAAGAGACTTATGAAAAGCTAGTAAATGCAGGTATCTCAATTAAGGGCTTTGAAGCATTACTAACTAAGAAGATATTGCCTAATATTTATGGATCAAATGAGGACGATCCTGATACTGATAATGATGATGATACAAAAAACTAAAGAACATTGATATAGCTGAAAGTTGGGGCTTAATTGAAGCTGACTTTCAACGTGAGTACAATATAAACCTTATTGATGAATATGAGAGAATGAGCTGGAGACGTTTTCTTGTATTACTTAGAGGATTAGGTCCTAACTCAGCATTAGCTATATCAATGACAGATGATGACAAAAATGTAGCACAAAAAGATAGAAAGCCTGATGAGTTTGAGAATGATGAAGATGCAGAAAACTGGTTATTAAGCCAACTTGGAGTAAAGTAGGTGAGTAATAAATGGGAGTAAAAGTTGGACAATTATATCAAGAACTAACAATTGATGATAAGAAGTTTAATAAAAAGCTTGGTAGAGCTAAGTCCAAAACTAGCAAGTTGTCAAAAACAATGAAGAAAGGATTTGCAGTAGCAGCAACATCTGCAGCAGCAATTGGAGCTGCACTAGCAGGAGCAGCAACAAAAGGTGTTAAAGAATTTATGAAATATGAGAATCAAATGAACGAAGTTTTCACATTAATGCCTGAAGCTAGTGATAAGATGAAAAACCAATTGAATGATGACTTAAAGAGTTTTAGTGAAGAGATGGGTGTATTAACAGATGATGCCACACCCGCTTTATACCAAGCTATTTCTGCTGGAGTTCCAAAAGATAATGTATTTAGTTTTTTAGAACAAGCACAAAAAGCTTCGGTTGGAGCAATCACCGACCTTGAAACTTCAGTAGATGCTTTGACTTCAGTGACCAACACTTATGGAACAGAAAACATTACAGCAAAAGAAACATCTGACCTTCTTTTTACAGCAGTTAAGCAGGGTAAAACAACGTTTGAAGAATTGGCAAGAAACATAAGCGATGTAGCACCGATAGCTTCAAGTTTAGGTATAGATTTTAGCAACATTACTGCAGCACTTTCAACAATGACTTCTCAAGGTACACCAACAGCAAAAGCAACAACACAACTAAAAACAGCAATGGTTGAGTTATCTAAAGAAGGCAGTAAAGCAGGAAAAGCATTCGCAGATATTGCTGGAAAAAGTTTTCAAGATTTTATTAGCGAGGGCGGGAATATGCAAGAAGCGATGGTCCTGATGGAAGAAGCAGCTAAAAAGAATGGCACAACAGTAGCGAATATGTTTGGAAGTGTCGAAGCTGGCCAAGCAGCATTAGCTCTTACTGGAAAAGGTGCAAAGAAATTCAAAGAAGATTTAGATGAGATGGAGGACTCTGCAGGAGCAACTGATGAAGCGTATAAAACAATGGATCAGTCGCTTTCAAGAAGTTTTGATAAAATAACAGCAGCAGCAAATGTGTTATGGATAGAAATTGGTGAGAAGCTACAACCAATAGTTGCAGATTTTGCTAACTGGATAAAAGATAATATGCCTCAGATTAAAGAGACTACATTAGCTGTGTTCGATGCGATGGTTGATAGTATTTACTTTGTTAAAGATGCATATGATGTAATTAAGGAAGCTGTCATGTCTTTCTTCAAAGATAATAGGTCAACGTTAAACAATGTCTATTCTGATTATGAAGAAATATTCAATCTTATAGTTGAAGTAGTTGAAACGTTTATTGCGCAAATTACTAAATTTTGGGATAAATATGGAGAAGATATTGTCAAAAAAGTAAAAGTTGCATTTGACCTATTAAAAAACGTGTTTGAAACTAAACTAGCAATACTAAAAGATGCTCTTCAAGCCGTGTTAGCACTAATGACTGGTGATTGGGAAGGCTTTGGAGAAGAACTGGGTCAAATTATGACAAAAGCTTTTAAGTTAGTTAGGGACTTAATCACAGGTAGTTGGAAAAAACTTATAAAGCCGGCTCTTAATGCATTAATTAAGAAAATAATTGAGGTGTGGAAAGACCTTCCAGGAAAAGTTACAAAGATTGCTGGAGATGTAGTATCCGGATTTGTAGATGGTCTCACTGGAAAAGCTGGAGATGCAGTAACCGCTGTAGTAGGTTGGGGTGGCTCACTCATAAAGGGGTTAAAAGATAAGCTTGACAGTAAATCACCATCAAAAGCATTCATGGGAATTGGTGAAGATGTAGTTAATGGTTTGACTATAGGAATTGCAAATAAAGAAAATGAGCCTAAAAAAGAATTACTTAATATTTTCGAAAACTTAACTGGTGGTAAAGACGTTGCTAAAGATGGTAAAAAAAGTAAATTAGATACATCAATCTTTGGTAACAAAGGTAAAAAGGGCGGCCAAGCATTCGGAAAGCAATTCACATCTGGAGTTCTCAGTACAATTGATTTGATGACACCAACTGAAGAAGCAATAGCAGCAGGATTAAAAGTACAAGAAGAACAAAATAAAAAAATGCTACAGTCTAAGCAAGAGTATATTAATAAATGGGAACAAAGGTTATTTGAACAAAATGCAACAGAACTTGAGTTACTTGAAAAGTCTAAGAAGAATGCACTAACTAGTCTTGAAGAGAAAGCACAAAAAACAGAGATGTCTGTAAAAGAAATAGAAAAATTGAGAACACAAATAAAACAATTTTATTCTAATAAAAGAAAAAAAATAGAAGAAGCAGAAGAAAACCAATTGCTAGCAGCTCAAAAAGCTTTTATGAGTAAATGGGAACAAAAATTATTTAAGCAAAATGCAACAGAACTTGAGTTATTAGAAAAAGGAAAAGAAGATGCTATTAATAATGCAAAAGAAAGAGCAAAAAAATTAGAGTTAACTGAAAAGGAACTTCAAAAAACTATAACAAATATTAAAAAAGTATATTCAAACAAACGCAAAAACATAAACAAAGAAGAATCGGAATACATGGCTAATAGTATTGTTGATATGTTTGATAGCAACTATCAGGCAGCGTTAGCTTTTAAAGAAAAAACAGCTAAAATTAAAGATGACTTTAAAGAACAAATCCAAGACTTGATTAATAAAAGAGATGAAGAGCTTAAAGCAGTCAAAGATAATGATAAAGAAAAAACAAAAATT